GGGTCTAACAGGCGAGTGTTAGAGTCCACAAACATTGACAAGAAATGTTTTAGCACTGGCTCTGGTTTGGTGTGTGGATGATGCTCCTTATTTGTTGGGTGAGAAATGGCATTGCTGACGGGTTTAACCAGCAATCTGTCTTCCCGGCTGGCAATTAGTGCTGTTTCGTAGATGCGCCTCGGCTCCCTTTTGGGATCTGGGACAATTCCAACATTGTCACTCTTGACCCAGACAAGTGGGAAGTTGCAGAACGCCAGTTGAGGGGCAAGGTCGGCAAACATCTGTAAAGTTTTAGCCTGTATCGTGATGTCCCCTGAGAGCCAAAACACCAGATGCCCGCTATGTGCCATGATGTTATCGAGGTTCTCGCATAAGCAATGGATGAGTTTTTCATAAATGTCTGCCGTGTCTTGATAGCCAGATGTCGTTTGTTTGCCTGACCACTTTCCTCCAAAAACATTCACGCCATAGGGAAAGTCGCAGTGGATTATATTGAAGGGCTCGCCCTTGTAGGCTGGGGCCCAGTCGAGGAAGGACTGCTGGAGGATTGAATTTTCGACCGGCGCAATGGGTGGGATATTTCGGGCGCTTTTTGCGGGCGCATTGGCGGGCTTTTCCGGGGCCGTGGGCGCGTTCAAAAGATCGTCTAAGGGATCAATACCCCCTTCCCCATCGAAGGCCTCATTAGCCGCTTTTGACGCCGATGACAGGATGTTACTAACAGCATCAGCCGCCACTCGCTCGTCTTCACGGGACAGGAAATTGTAGGCTCGGGTCGCCGTGTCCATGGTTCGGACGTTATCGCGGTGGAGTTCCTTGGCGATCCGGCAGCATCTTTGAACCCATGCTTGGCCATAGCCTATGTTTTCGGCGGTTTTTGCGTAGGTCCAGTCGGACTCGGAATGTTGCTGGGAAAGGACATCATGGATTGTGGCAATGGCGATGCACTGGTCCTGCCACCCAAGGTCTTTGCGGCGCAAATTTTCTTCGAGTTCGACAATGCGTTGCTCGGTAGGGGAGAGGTCTGTCAAGAGCCTTGCAGGGATGTCGGGAAGGCCGAGCTTCCGGCTGGCCGTGTAACGCCGTTCACCTGCGATTAGTTTGTAGGGTTGCTGGGCGGGGCCTTCTTCCGCCACCACAATAATCGGGACCAGCACACCACGTCTGGGAATGCTTTCGAGGAGATCATCAATCACAATCTCCTTGCGCTGGCGTGTGCCGCGATCAATCCAAATGTCTTTGAGAGCAATGCTAGTCATGTTGGCCTTCTGGGGTTTGAGTAGAGGGGGCAAATGGCTCCTCGCCCCCTCTGTGATTAATAGGCGTAAGCCTTATGCCTCACCTTTTACCGACTTGATGTTGTTGCGTGGCGGATCATCAGGGCGTTCTGGATTGAAACGCTGCGTGACATACGCGATCACGCTTTGACCAACTGCCTCTGGGATCAGTTCGTCGAACGAACCTCCGTCGGTTTTAAGGCCGAGAGAAACAAGGAACTCCTTGAGTCTCCAACGGGCGTCTGGTGTGAGGTAGAAGTCCGTGGAGAGCTTGCGAGATGCGAGGTCGATGTCTGCAAGGTCCTTTGGATCTACGTCGTCTGAGGTTGAGTGAAATTTAAGAGCAAAACGAACGTAAGGGGTCTTGTTTTTGTTGTTGTCTCCGTATTCGAAGGATGAGATTGTTCCGTGGTAAGTTCCTTCTGGAAGGGCTGATGGTGCTTTTACGTCATCGAGTTTGGTTGATAAGAGGTCTTTGAAGTTTACAGACATACATTTTCTCCATTAAAATAGACCCAGTGATGGGCCAACATTAACGCCACTGGCGTTAATTCCTTACCGCCTTGAAGTAATCGGCTAAGCCGGACTCAAGCGGATAACTCTGCGCTACCTTCGAGGGCGCTGTATTTTTGCACTCAATAGTGCCTTGTGATGTCGTGAAGATCTGGCGTTTGAGATTTGCCCCACGACCAGAACTTTGAGCAAGCAGAACCGTGTTGAAATAACGACCGACTTTTGGCGGGAGTGCTTTGCCTAAAGTGTTGGGATAGTAACGCTCCGGCCCTGAGTCGTCCCCCATCGGTTTGATATGGCAATTTATAATCACATTGCACTTGACTCCCTCGTCATAGAGCATTCGCAAAAGGTTTTCGACAAGTGCTTGCGCGAGTCCCCAATCGGCTTGATGCGGGTGCTGGCCAAGGCGTCCGTTCATGGCGAGGATGTAGGATAAAGCGGCATCAGAAAGCATGGTCAGGGAGTCAATCACAAGGACTGTGTTGTCGTCCCATGTGGTGATGGAGCCAAGGCTGCGGTCCCCATCTTTCCAATCGCCTAGCATCCCGGCGACACGCTGCCAGACAGATGCCTTGGCGGGCACCAACTTGCCGCCTTGGTTCTTCATGGGCTCGGTAATGGTGACATACTCGACGTTCTCAATGGCGTCTTTTGAATATTTCCCGTTGGTCAGGAGGTCGCGTAGGACATCCACTCCATTGTCAAGGTCAAGAATGCGAACCTTAAAGCCAGCGGATGCAAGGCTGGCCAATGCGCCGGTCTTTCCCGCTCCGCTATCGCCAACGAAAAGCAGCTTTGTGGTTGTGGATGAATGATGTTGTGAAAGTGGAGGCATGTTATTGGTTCCATAAAGCTGCGAGGGTGATGGTGATGACGAAAGTGCCAACAAGAACGATGATAAGATCGATCAAATGTCACCTCGGACTTGGAGAGGGTCCCAGATCCGTTGGGTGAAGTCGGCCTTGAGCCATTCCTTTCGGACAGAAGGTGGAAGGCTGCATATTTTGCGGAACGGACAACCGCCATACTGGCCACATGATTTGTCGTTCATCGGCCAGTAGCCATTGGCGGCATACAACTCTGCGGTCGCAAGGTATTGGCCGAGATCGTAATACCATTCTTCTAGGACTGGTTCGGACCTTGGGACTGTGCCTCGCAAAAAGCGTGTGAATGATTGTGCGATCTGTGCGCCGTCAACAATGATCCCTTCGATCTGGATGTTGTAAACAACCTTCCCGGCGATAGCGTAAAGGGTCATCTGGTTGTCGGGGGAGAACTTGTCGAAGAAGGAAGAATTGATTGTGGATTTTGTGGTCTTGCGGTCAAGCACGAAGGCCTTGCCATTCAGCATTGCTAAACGGTCCAAATGCCCGCACAAAAGAATGCTCTCGCCGTGAGACGTTGTGTAACCACTGTCAAAGCGGAACGATAATTCAACCGCTGGTTTGCCGTTGGCAAGGCGAACTGTTTCGATAGGATCGTCGGCGAATTGCAGCAAATACCACACAACCGAGCGCAAAAGTGTGAGCCTGTTTTTGTTTGGATCGTCTGAGATCCACGGACGATTTTTCTTCTCGTCCCATGTAATTGTCAACACATACTTCACGACTTCACGAAGTGCTTGGTCGTAATCCATGCCGCCAAAACGCAGATGGTCGTATTTCTCAAGGGCCGAATGGAAATGCAGCCCGAAGGTTAGGTGAACGCTGATCTCGCGTGGTTGCCAGCCCTCAAGTATCGAAAGCTGATACAAGCGTGGGCATGTCTTGAATGCCCCGATGGATGTTGAGTCCCATGCGAATTGGAAGTTAGGGGATATTTTGGAGAGTGAATTGTTGGTGGTCATGGGGAGTCCCTGACTTAGTTGGTGGAATGTTGGCCGCTGCCGGTCTGAATGAACCGATAGCCTTGCTTTAATTTTGCGTCGATAAGTGAGGACCGCTCGTGAATTTTTAGCGTGTATTGAATTAAACGCTCGAGTTGCTCACAGGCTTCGTCTCCCATCCACGTCCCTGCTTGATGACGCAGAGAGTCAATGAGTTCTTGTAGTTCTGAAGATGTCATGCCAAGGGCTCCTTTGGCGGTTTAATCTAGGCCTGAGAGTAATTCATCAACGGATAGTTTTGGTTTCGGACCTTTTGCGGGAGCTTTCCGCTCCTTCTTGACTTTTGGCGTTGCTTCTTGCTGTGCGAACTTTTCGCGTTGGGCACGAAGGTATGAAATGATTTGATCTGCTTCTGCGTCGGAAATTTGCGGCGCACGGTTCATAAGTTCTTCGAGGGAGAATTCTGATGCCTCCTCGAGCGGGTCGATGTTAGGTGATAAGTTCTCCGACTGAGGGGTCGAATTTGACTGGTTTGGCATTTGACTTCTTCTCCAGATGGGAAAGGTAAGAATGGATGATTAGGCGTAGTGCTTTGGAGCGCCCGACCGTGCGGTGCCCCTGTCTGCAGAAAAGCGCGTCAATTCGTTCAAGATCCTTTGTAAAAATGTGGAAGTGAATTTTCGTGGTTTCGTCTTCGAGCCTCGCGCCCATTTCATTCGTCTCCGAGAAGGTCGGCTAGGGAGTAAAGAGGTCCGTCGCCTTGGGGGTTTTGTTTAATTGGCTGCGCCTGTGGCGCATTGGGATGGCGCAAAGTGTCGTTTTTAACTATCCAGATATGATTGTGGGATGAGGGAGATTTGAAGATTTGGATGATTTCGAGGTCAGGATCTTTACGTTTTGCTGCGTATAACCTTTGCAGAGATACTTGATAGTTTCCGAGAAGCTCGACTTCTATCCCAAAGTCAGAATGGTAGGCTTCGTAGAGGAGTTCAGCTTCACGCATTAAAAGGCCATTAGGTTAGTGTAAAAGGAGGGGAGCCCGAAAGCTCCCCCCAAGGGCAGGGGCGGGAGGTATATGCCCCTGTTTTCAAGGAGTCGAACCTTGAAACTATGCCGCCTCGTCCAAGAGGTCGTCGAGAAGATCCCCGGCGATTTTACGGCTTGAGTCGATGCGTCTTGCAGCTTCTTCACGAATTTCCGGCTTATGCTCAAGAACTTTCGTAACGTATTCTGCGATTTGTTCTGCGCTGTAATCTGCGGGATTACCGCCCTTCTTTCTGATCGCTGCGAACACTTGTTCCTTTGCGATTTTGTTCGCCTCTTTGGCGACGGGATCAGCAGCATTTTTAGGTGTGCGGATTGAGAAAGCGTAGTTGTCAGCGAACTGCTGGAACATTTTCTCAACTTTGGAGTGATCTTCTTTGTCATCGAGCTTTTTGAGCTTGGACATTAGAGATGTGCGGATGCTGTCGGCAAAGACTTGGTTGAGCTTTTCAGCTTCGGCTGCGGTCAGCACATAACCTTCTTCATAAGGCTGGGCGACGGTGACTGTGATTTCATGGGGAAGATTAAGTGTGCGCATCAAAAAGGCTCCTTTGTTTGTGCGTTGTATATAGTGCCATAAAGTTAAACCCATTGCAAGAAAATAATCGTGCGCTGGGGGAAAAAGTTA